CACTTAATAGTGCTTTCTTTCAGATAGTACAAGAATCAAAAGGTGATATGGAATATTTAGCAGGTATATATTCTTCTATGATGGGTGATACGGGATCTCAACATGACACATATCGTGGTATGCTTGCAATGGATGAATATGGGACAAGAAGAATTAAACAATGGATGCAAAATGCATTAGAACCAGGATTAAAACAGTTGGGAACATTAGTTAAACAATTTACACAAACAGTATATACTGCACATAAAGTATTTAGAATAGTACAACCAAGTGCACTTCAAGAACAAAGGAATGTTGAAATTAATATTCCTGTATATAATGATTTTGGTGAAACTATTGGAAAACTAAAAGATTACGGTGCTGCAAAATTTGATATAAGAATTATTGCTGGATCTACAATGCCAGTAA